GCGAGCGTCATCAACAACTCGCTCCTCGTCTACGACCTCATCTTCGGGGTCAACAAGACGATGAACAGCACCGCGACGGAGGCGGTGACGGGCGTCCCGAGCCGGTATCAGAGCACCACGGCCACCGCCGAGGACTACATCGGCGACAACTTCGGCTTCATCCAGGTGGGCGGCACCGCGCTCGCTGCGACCGCGCACAACTGGACCGTCTGCACCTACACCGACCAGGCCAACGCCGCGAGCACGCTGCCGTCCCTGACGGGCAACGCGAGCGCCATCGTGGATCGCCTGGACCATCCGACGCAGCAATGGTTCGCGCCGCTCGAATCCGGCGACGTGGGGATCAAGGCCTGGACGCAAATGCAGTGCTCGGCGGCCGTTGCGACCGGAGTGATCTGGTTCATGATCGGGCGCCCGCTGGGATTCATGAGCTTCCCGGTCATCAACTCGATGTTGCCGTTCGACTGGCTGACGAACCAAGACCAGGCGCCGCGGATCTTCGACAACGCCTTCATCGCGTTCCTGGAGCCGCTGAAGCCCGCGACCACCGCGACGACCTACACCGGCCGGCTGGCGAGCACCTCGACCTCCTCATAGGCGATGGATCAGCGACGTTTCAAGTGGAAGTCCGGGCGGCTCTCCGGGGCGCCCCTCCAGGGCTTCTGGCAGCCGCCCTCGACCCTCGACGCGGCCGACCCGCAGATCCCGTGGCTGCCGCTGCTGAGTCCAAGTGGAGGCGCGGGGACAACCGTTTCCGTCCCGGTCGCCTCGCATAGCTACACAGCTCAAGTCCCGCAGGTTCGCGTCCGCGTCCAGCCAGGCGCTGTAACCCACAGCTACACCTCCAACGCGCCTAAGTTCGTCGGCAGCATCCCCGTCGGGGTGGTGACGCATAGCTATACCTTGGCGGCGCCGAAGGTCTCGACGAGCGTTCAGGCAGGAACGGTCACTCATACCTATTCCTTCGCGGCTCCGAAGCTATCCCTTAGTTTAAGGCCCAGTGCTGTCTCGCACACCTACACTGGACAGGCTCCGGGCTTCCCCGCTCCCTCCGGCGTGCTCGTCCCGGTGGTCAGCCATACCTATTCCCCGCTCGTCCCGCAGGTCAAGGCGAGCGTGTTCGCCGGCCCTGTGACCCATGCTTACTCGATGCTCGGGCCGAAGGTGTCCGCCTCCGTCAGGCCGGGAACCGCGAGCCACAGCTACGCCGCTGCGACGCCCCAACTCTCCACGGCGGTCTCTTCTCCAACCGCCACCCACGTCTATTCGGGAGCTGCGCCGGCGGTCCTCGCTTCGACTGTCATCCAGGTTCCCCTCGTTACCCACACCTACCAGCCGCGGGTGCCGACGGTCGAAGGTGCGGCGGTTCCGGCGGCTCCCGGCGGCGATGGATACCTCCGGCGGAGGAAGCGGAAGCGCCCGGATTACCGTAACCTCCTTCAAGAAGCGATCGAACGTACGCTCGAGGAGCTTGTCCTTGGCGAACCCGAGGAAGTCGCGGAGCGCATCTTCACCTCCCCCGAGGCCTTTCTCCTTCCCGCGAGGCGCCCGCCTGCCGTCCCTCTCGAGCTGCTAAGCGAGCTACGCGCGGAGACCGAGGCGTTGATGGGGGAGATCCTCGAGCTGGCACGGGAGAAGCGGGCCCGCGAGCTGATCGAGGAGGACGACCGAGAAGTCTTGGCCCTTGCGTGGCAGTGGTACGCTGAATCTCTTCGTTCCCGCGTCCCCGCCGCCCATAACCGCAGGTCTGTGCTACACTAGCAGGATGCCGCTGTACGACTTTCGCTGCTCGCAAGGCCACAGGTTCGAGCGATTCGTCTCGCTAAGGGACTTCGCCGTGCCCCAGCTCTGCTCGTGTGGGGTGGAAGCCCAGCGACTTCTCTCGGCCCCGATGGTCCTGGCGGATCTCCCCGGCTACGTCAGTCCGACGACTGGACGGTGGATTGAAGGGCGGGTCGCGCGGAGGGAAGATCTGCGGGTGAGCGGCTGCCGGCCCTATGAGCAGGGAGAGAGGGAAGCCGCCGAAGCCCGGCGGGTTGCCGGGGATGCGGCGCTGGATCGGTCCGTCGAGGAGACGGTGGAGAGGGAATTCGAGCGCATGCCGGTAAGGAAGCGAGAAAGGCTCGCCGCCGAACTGGAATGCGGAATGGACGTTGAAGTAACCCGGAGGAGCTAATCATGGACGACGAATTGGATCTGGACAAGAGTGTTGACGCCATCGCGGGGGACCTGGGGATTGAGAAAGAACCTGGAGCCGGAGTCGACTCCTCCTCGCCCGCACCGGGAACTGGAGGATCGCCAGCCCCCGCGATCGGCGTCGCCGACGAGCTGCTCCAGCCGCCGAAAACCTGGAGCAAGGAGGCCGCGGCCCTCTACGCTTCTCTTCCCGAACTCGCTCGGAAGGAGATCCGCAAGCGCGAGGCTGACGCTCTCAACGGCATCACCAAGTACAAGTCCGATGCTGAGTGGGCGATGGGGGTTCGCAAGGCCTTCGACCCCTACCGTGCTACCCTCCAAACCATCGGCGTGAATGAGGCGCAGGCCATCCAGACCCTCATGGGGATCGACCATACCCTTCGCTACGGCACGCCCGAGCAGAAGGCCGGCGCGATTCGCCAGATGGTCAAGGCCTTCGGCATCGACCCGAAGAGCCTGACGGAGGACGAGCCTGCCTATACCGACCCGGCGATGAAGCCGCTGCTCGAGAAAGTGTCGAAGCTCGAGGCCACCCTTACCCAAACGCAGCGAGAGAGCTACGAGGCTCGTCGCGCGGAAGCGCAAGCCCAAGTTGAGGCCTTTGCCTCCGATCCCACCCACCAGTACTTTGATGAGGTTGCTGACGACATCAGCAAGTTCATCGACGTAGGCTACTCCTTGGAGGAAGCCTACGACAAGGCTGTGTGGGCGAACCCTGTTACCAGGGCAAAGGAGCAAGCTCGCCTCAAGCAAGAAGCGGAAGAGAAGGTCCGCAAGGACCTGGCCGAGGCCGCGAGGGGCGCAAAGAAGGCGACGGCAGCAAACGTCAAGGCAAGCCCGAAGGAAAAGAGCGCGACCGCTCCTATCGGCTCCATCGACGACACCCTGGCGGAGACTCTGAACGAGATCCGCTCCCGAGTCCATTGAACCTATAGGAGGCCCTAGTGGCATCGCCCAACAGTACCTTCACGGAACTGGTTACGACCACGTTCCGGAAGCACAGCAAGGAAATCCGCGACAACCTGTCGAAGAACAACGCGCTGCTCAAGCGACTCAACCAGCGGGGTCGGACCCGCCGGGAGGACGGCGGCCTGACCATCGTCACGCCTCTCGACTACCAGGCGAACTCGACCTACCAGCGCTACAGTGACTACGACACGCTGAACATCCAGCAGTCGGACGTCCTTTCGGCCGCCGAGTACCAGTGGCGGCAGATCGCCATCAACGTGGTCGCAAGCGGGCGGGAACTCCGCATCAACAGTGGGGATTCCCGGATCATCAACCTGGCGAAGGCGCGCATCCGCAACGCCATCCGCACGTTCAAGAACAACTTCTCCAGCGATGTGTACAGCGACGGGACGCTGAGCAACCAGGTCAACGGCCTGCAGGCGCTCGTGGCGGACGCCGGGACGGGGACAGTCGGCGGCATCGACTCTTCGGCGTGGACCTTCTGGCAGAACATCGTCCAGAGTGCCGCGGCGCCTCTCCAAGGCGGCAGCGCCATCACGCCGGGCGCGACGACGATCGAGTCGCTGATGCTCCCGCTCTGGCTCGAGCTGACCCGCGGCGACGATATGCCCGACCTGATCGTCATGTCGAACGACTACTTCACCTTCTACGAGCAGTCGCAGACGAGCCTGAAGCGCTACGCCCCCGAGGACGACGGGCAAGGCGGCATGGTCCGCATGAAGTACAAGAACGCGGACGTGATCTTCGACGGCGGCTCGGGCATCCCGGCGGCCCACGCGTACTTCCTGAACACGGAGTACCTGGAGCAGGTCGTCCACCGCGACGCCGATATGGAGGTGCTGGACGACGTTCGTCCCTACAACCAGGACGCGTCGGTCACGACGATGCTCTGGATGGGGAACCTCTGCGTCAGCAACAGGAAGCTGCAAGGCGTGATGAAGGCCTAAACTTCGTCGAATAGCTCACGCTCAAGGGCACGCATGATCCCCGCATACGTTACCGCAATGTTTCGTATGCGGGGATTAGTTCAAGAAGACCAAGGCCAGGGCGAGAGAAACACTTCTCTCAACCGTAAGGAGCTCTAAATGTACGCACCACTCATCCCCTTCGCGGGCGCTCAACCCTTCAACGACTGGTTCGACCCCGACACCACCCAGCGCCACATTCTCGGCCTGCGCGTCGAGGCGGTCGATCCCTACTGGGGCTTCGGCGGGTTCATCTATGCCAAGGCCGCCGGCACCCAGGAGAAGGGCAGCCTCTGCTACCTCAACAACAGCTTCGTCGCCACGGATATTCCGAACACGGCGAACACAGGCTACCCGATCGTCGTCGCGATGGCTCCGATGGCCGCCAACGAGTACGGCTGGTATCAGGACGCCGGCCTCTCGATTCTGAGCGCGACGGCTTCGGTCGCCGCCGGCACAGCGATCGGAGTTACCGCCGCCGGCCAGGTCGGGGCCAACACCGCCGGCAAGCAGATCCTCGGCTACTACAACGCCCTGCCAGGCACCACGACCAAGGTCATCTCCGCGACCACGCGGAATGGCAGCGCGGTGATTACCTGCGTCGGCGGGTATGATGGCTGGTTCCTCGGAGCTGCCCTCACCGGCACCGGCGTCCCTGCCTCGACCGTAGTCGCCAAGCTCGACCCAGACGGCCGCACCGTCTATATGGGCAGCGCGGTGGGGACGATCGACAAGCTGGCTACGGCTTCCGGCACCGTGAGCGTGACGGGGACTTACACCAACTTCCTGGTGGGGTACCTGAATCGCGCGCACGTGCAAGGAGCGATCACCTAACCAACCGGAGGGGGAGGGAAGCCTCCTCCTCCAAACTGAGGAGTCGAGAACATGGACACCAGCGTTTTGGTCGAAGCCCGCCCGAGCTATGTGAAGTTCGAGCGGAGGGCTGTCGAGGACCGGGCGGCGAGCATCGCTCAGGGCCGCTACACCACGCGCGATGTGGACTTCGCGGTCGTGACGCCCGCCGGGACGAAGGACCGGATCGAACGGATCGCCGCGGAGTGGTTCGCAATGTTGGAGCAGCAAGCGAGGGAGGAACGCATTCCCCCCGCCTGGGTCGAAAGCTACAAGCAGCAATACGAGGCCTTCAAGAAAGGGGAGGAAGCTCCCCTCAAGGGCACTCCCATCCGCGAGTGGCCGGTGGTGAGCCCCGCGCAGCGACAGCTTCTCATCAGCCTCAACGTGCTCACGGTGGAGGACCTGGCCCAGGCGACCGCCGAGGCCATTCAAGCCATCGGCATGGGCGGGCAGATGCTGAAGCAAAAGGCTCAGGCCTGGCTCAAGTCCGCCGAGCAGGGCAAGGCGACGGAGATGGTCGCCGGCCTCCAGGCCGAGAACGCAACCCTCAAGACGCTGCTCGAGGGAGAAGTGCAAAAGCGCAAGGAGCTGGAGGAGCGCATCCTGGCCCTTGAGAAAGGAACCAAGAAATGACCCTGCTCGAGCTTATCCAGGGGTTCTGCCGGCGGCAGGGCCTCCCAATCCCCAACACCGCCTACAACAGCACGGAGGCCGGCGTCATCCAGCTGGTGGGCCTCTTGGAAGAGATCGGAGTGGACTCGGCCTCGCGGGGATTCTGGGAATCCCTCGTAGCAGAGACAACTTGGACCAGCGTGGCAACTGAGAGTCAGGGTAACATCACCACGCTTGCCTCTGACGGATTCAGGTACATCCTCAACAAGACCATTTGGGATCGGACCCAGCAGCTTCCCATCTACGGCCCTCTCAACCCGCAAGAGTGGCAGGGGCTCAAGGCAATGGTGGTCTCCGGCCCTCAGTACCAGTACCGCATCCGTGGGGGCTTGCTGCTTATCAATCCAGTCATGCCGGCGGGCCACACGCTGGCCTTCGAGTACGTCTCGAGCAACTGGGTAACCGACGACTCCGTGAACTACTCGAAGGTACAAAGCGACGACTCGACCTTCCGCATTCCAGACGACGTGCTCCTCGTCGGCCTGCGCTGGAAGTGGAAGTACGAAAAGGGCTACGACTACACGGAGGACTTCAACTCCTTCGAGCGGATGATTAACGACTCGCTGGCCCGATCGGGCGGCGGGAAGGACATTCATATGGACGACCGCCCTGAGGGGCCGACGCCCGGCATTTACGTCCCTTGGGGTAACTGGTTGCAGCCGTAATGCTCAGACTTGTCGCTAAACGTCGATCGGGAAAGGTTGCGCGATTCAGCGACGCGAAGTCGCTGCCGGCGCCGGTCGGCGGCTGGAACGCCCGCGATGGCCTCCCGGCGATGAAGGAGACCGATGCGGTCGTCTTGAAGAACTGGTATCCCCGCACGACTGACGTGACGATCCGGGGAGGCGCAGCCAACCACAAGACCGGCTTCAGCGCGACAATCGAGACCCTCGCCGTTTATAACTCCCTTACCGGCTCGAACAAGATGTTCGCGGCCGCCGGGACAGGCATCTATGATGCGACGACTGCTGGGACCGTCGGCGCCAGCGTCGCTACCATCACGAATGCCCGTTGGCAGTGGGTCAACTTCGGCATCGCAACCAATCACTACCTGATCATGGTAAACGGGGTCGATAAGCCCCTTTACTATGACGGCTCTACCTGGACAGCCATCGACGGTTCCAGCTCCCCCTCGATCACCGGGGTCACAACGACGAACCTGATCCACGTCTGCGTCTTCAAGCGCCGACTCATCTTCGTCGAGAAGAGTAAGATGAGCTTCTGGTACCTCCCCGTCGATGTGGTAGGTGGGGCAGCCGCCGAGTTCCGCCTCAACAACGTCGCTCCGCGAGGCGGGTACCTGATGGCGTGTGCTACCTGGACCCGCGACGGCGGAAGCGGTCCCGATGACGTCTTCGTTGCCATTACGAGTGAAGGGGAGCTAATCGTCTTCGCTGGGACAGACCCCGCGACTTCCAGTTCTTGGCTCCACGTCGGGACGTACTTTTACGGCCGGCCTCTTGGTCGCCGGTGCTTTGAGAAGCTCGGCGGCGATCTAATCCTCCTTACAGAGCGGGGCGCCTTTCCCCTCTCTTCCACCCTCAACGTCTCCGAGAGCGAACGCACTCGCCTCGCCCTCACAAGCAAGATCGAAAAGGCCTTCAACGAAACCGCGCAGACGCAGTTCAGCAGCTTCGGCTGGCAACCTCTTGCCTTCCACACTCAAGGAGCAATGGTCTTCAACGTCCCCACTGGCTCCTCGACCTTCGAGCAATACGTGGTGAACCTGCTCACGAAGAGCTGGTGTCAGTTTACTTCGTGGAACGCATATTGCTTCGCCGTTCTCAATGGCGAGCTTTACATGGGGCTCTCCGACAAGGTCGCAAAGGCGTGGACCGGGCACTCTGACTTCGGCAACAACATCTCCGCGGACGCACTGCAGGCCTTTAGCACCTTGGGCACTGTGGGCCGCCCGAAGCACGTCAAGAATCTCCGCTACTACCTTGCAGCAGACGGCGGCTTCACCTACCAGTACGGAATCGCCGTTGACTTCGACGCTACCGCGACGCTCTCTGAATCGAATTACAGCGTCTCTTCCAGTTCCGTGTGGGACACTGCCGTATGGGACACTGCCGTTTGGGGGGCAAGTGCGGAGATCAAGCGCGAGTGGCGCGGGGCAACTACCTGGCCTGGCTTCTTCATCGCTATCGCCCTTCGCGTGTCGAACAACGCGATCGAAGGCAAGTGGATCGCCACAGACGTTGCGTTCGAGCTGGGAGACGGTCTATGATTGTCTGGGACAAGCACCTCCCACACCTGCGGTTGGCCAATCAGCTCCTGCACGTCAGCCACATCCCGCAGGACGTGTATTGGCGCGCCTTGTGTGATGAGCAAGGCCGCCCGCTGATCATCGTGATCTATACGAGGTGGACGCCCTGGAACGTCGAGATCACGGTGCTCTCCCTCGAGCCCAAGGCAGTCTCCCGCGGGTTCATTCGGAGCTGCCTGGCCTTCGCCTTCTCCCGCGTGGGAAGGGTGACGGTTATCGTTCGGGCGGAAGACGCGCGGACGCTCAACTTGGTCCTGCGGTTGGGGTTCGTAAGGGAGGCGCGGCTGGCCCGATGGTTTGGCCAGCAAGACGGAGTCGTCTTCCGACTGTTGAAGGAAGAGTGCAAATGGAGAGTCGAGCATGAAAAAGCGCTTGCTGCGGCGGCCTGACTACGCCGGCCCTCAACGGGGCTGCTTCATGGATTCGCCCGATCCGCCCGATACAGTCGGAGCGGCCCAGGCACAGGGCCAAGCCAACGTGGAAGCGGCTCGCGTTCAGGGGCGCATGAGCAACCCGAACATCGTAACGCCCTTCGGTGGGAGAACCGTCAAGTGGTCCGGCGACCAGCCTACGATCACGATGAACCTTTCCCCCGAGCAGCTAGAAATCGCCAAGAATTTCATGTCTGCGGGGCAGGCGGGTTCCCGAAACGTCCGAGAGGTTTTCTCTACTCCCTTCTCCACTACGCCCGAAGATGTTGAGCGGCAGCGGCAAGAGGTCTCCGACGCCCTTTACCAGCAAGGCGCTCGCTACCTCGACCCGCAATACGCGCAAAGGGAAGAGGCCCTCCGAACGCGCCTGGCGAACCAAGGTTTCCAGGAGGGAACCGAAGGCTATACCGAAGCGATGGAGAACCTCAACCGCGAGCGAACAATGTCGTATGGGGACCTGCGCGATCGGGCGATTGCTCAGGGCGGCGCAGAGCAACGTGCCCTCCTCGCGCAGCAGATTGCTCTTCGCCAGCTTCCCCTCAACGAGGTTATCGGTTTGCTCAGTGGCTCGCAGGTCGGCGTTCCTCAAGTCGGCCAGTTCAGTGGAACCGGCAACATCCAGTCCCCCCAAATCTACGACGCCACCATCGACGCTTACAATGCAGAAGCTGGACAGGCCAGCGCTCGAAATCAGGCTATCGGTGGGATCATCGGTGCAGGAGTGTCCACAGCTCCGTACTGGCTGCCCGCGCTCATGGGGCTGAGCGACCGGCGGCTCAAGTCGAACATTCGCCTCCTTCACGTCCGCCCGGACGGGCTCGGCTGGTACGAGTACGATCTCTTTGGCTCGAGGTGCCAAGGCGTTATGGCACAGGAGGTCCAGCACGTCTATCCCGACGCGGTGGTGATGCTGCCGGGTGGCTACCTTGCCGTTGACTACAGGAGACTCGCATGATGACCGACGAACAGATGGATCTGCTCCGCACGCGCGTCTTGGAGGCGCTAATGCGGCAACCTCAGCTAGAATCGCAAAAGGTCGGGCGGATGGTAGTACCTGCGAACCGCTATGGTACGATCGCGCAAAGCGTACTCCGCGGGTGGGCGAGCCAACCTCGCCGCACCCAGGCGCCCGCCCCAGTAACCGACTTGAGCAAGCCCTACACTCCGTAGGAGGGGTTCATGGCTGACCAAGCTGAAAACATCTTCACCGCCGCGACGCTCCCGCCGGAGCTACTCCCCGAATCCGCTGCGATTCGGAGGAAACAGCGACTCGCGGAAGTCCTAATGGCGAAGGGGCTTCAACCTTCCCAAGGCTTCATGGCCGGGCGGATGTTCATTCCCGTCTCTGGGCTGCAAGTTCTCGCCTCGGGGCTGAATGCGGGGACGGGGGCTTGGCTAGATACCTCGGTGGAAAAGGATCAAGAGGACCTCGCGAAGAAGTACAAGTCTCTTCTCAGCGAGGAAGTGAACCGATACATCGACTCTACGCAACCCCGCAAGGTTTCCGTCCCTGACGTAGGAGGGATGACGGGGAGCATGGACGAGCAGGACGCACCGACGCGGACGGAGGTGCTCCCCCCGGCGCCCTCCCGCGAGCGGATCGTCAAGGCCATGACCTCGGGCTTCGCCCCGATGCGCCAGCTCGGGCAAATGGAACTCCAGTCCCTTCTCAAGGGCGGCATGACGCCGAAGGACTGGGCGGACGTAATGGCCAAGATGACGCCGGAATCCGTCCGGGAAGCCATGATGACAGGGGATATGACCCGGCTGCGCTTGCTCCCGGAGTACTCCGCAAGCGAAGGGTTTGTCATCAACAAGCGCGATCCCTTCGGCGGGAGCGGCCCGCAGCCAATTTCGCGGTGGAGCCCGCCCCAAGAAGCTCCCGGCAACCGGGGGATCATGTATCAGGAACAGCAAGGTACTGGCCGGATCAACTGGGGGCCTTCGACCACGAACGTCACCCAGACGAACGTCCCGGAGGACAAGGCGAACTTGGCCGTCACTCACAGCCGGCTCAAGGTGGACGAGAAGGTTCTGGAGGACAGTGCTCAAGCCGCACGCAGCGCCGTTTCGGACTTGCATACTATCGTCAAGGCTCACGGATACCTCGAACAGGGCGCCAAGGCGGGTATGTACCGCGACCTGAAAACGGCGGTGAGTCAGATTACTTCGGAGCTAGGCTTGCGCTCCGAAGATCCGACCGTTACGCCAACGCGCTTGCTCGTCGCGGCCTTACAGGAGCGGGTGTTGAAGAACTCCCGCGCGCTCGGTTCCGGTACAGCCTTCTCTAACACGGATAGGGAGTACCTGGAGAAGATGCTCACCGGCAAGGATATGCCGCTCGAAGGTCTCTACCAGCTCCTTGCCCACGTCGCCATCGACACGACTCGCGTCATCAACGACCACAATGCGCTGGTGCAGCAAGCAGCGCAGGTTAAGGGGACGCCAGAAGGCTGGCAGGCGATGCACACCTTACGAATCCCTGAGTTCAAGCTCTACGAAGCTCCTCCGGCGATTCGCCCTGAGGCCTTTGGCGGCAGGCCCGTCGGGAGATAATCGTGGGCGTTATCGTTGACACTCCTCAAGGCCCCTACGAGTTCCCCTCCCAAAGGGAAGCCGACGCCTACCTCGCGGCGACGAGGAAGGGCGGCCCAAGTGTCCAGGAGGACATCGCGCGGGCCCTGCCGGGGGTCGTGCCCAAGGCCACAGCGGGTCTCGCCGGCCTCCCGCAGGGGATCGTGGACCTCGGAGCCCTTGGAGTTGGGAAAGCCTCTGAAGCTCTTGGCGGCCCGAGTGCCGGGGAGGTAATGCGGGGCGAGGCGCCGGGGCAGCACCCTCTTGCCCGCCTCACCAGGGGCATCCCGAACATCGGCGGGCTTGTGCGAGAGGGCTACGATCGGCTGTTCGAGGCGGCAACTGGCGCGCCCATGTACAAGCCAGTGACCAAGCCTGGGAAGCTCGCCGACGAGTTCCTCCAGGGCGTCGTGACTGGCGGGACGGCGGCTCCAGCAAGGAAGGTCGTCGGGATGCTCGCTGGGGGAGGCGGCGGTCTCGGCGGGGAGATGGCAGCACAGGCATTCGGCGACGAACCGACGAATCGGGTGCTGGGGTCCCTTGCCGGCGGCTTCGTCGGCGGGATGATCGAGCCGGTAGCTCGAACGGGCGTTAGCCTTCTCGGCGGCCCTTCTATCCTGACGCCGAGGGTCGTAGCCGAGCACGCCCGCAAGGTTACCCCTGCGGAGTGGGATGCGGCGAAAAGGCTGATGGAAGAGGCGAAGGCGAAGGGAGTGAATCTCACCGCGCCCCAGGCTATGCCCCGACCAACTCCTCTCCTTGGCCTTCAAGAACGCCTTACCCACGTCGAGGCCGCGGCGCCCGAGGCCTCTCGCTTCCTCACGGCCCAGACGCCGGCGGCTGCAGCAACAAGCCGCGAGTTCCTCTCTTCGGTTTCCGGCCCGCCTTCCACCGAGCGTATCCACGAAGCGGCGCTCAAAGCGACCAAGCGGGCTGAGGACTTCCGAGCTGCCGTTACCGCCCCCGAGTATGCTGCGAGTCGAGATCGCTTCTTCCGGCCAGAGTTGCATTCCCTGCGGGAGCGGCTGAAGAAGGAAATCTCCGCCGTCGGCCCAACGACGGACGCAGGACTCTTTCTGACCCGCAAGGTCCTCTCTCGCATCCCAACGGATGTGATGAAGCACGACCACCTGAAAACCATTCTCCAAGGCGCGCAGGACCAGATCAAGAGCCAAAACTGGCTCGCGAACAAAGGCTATACCGAGCAGTTCGTAATGCAAGTGAAGCAGGGGCTGCGAGAGATCGAGAAAACCCTTGCCCGCGTCGAGCACAATCGCCCGGCGGGGCATCTGCTTCATGGCCAGATCACTGAGGATATCATCAAGCCTCAACAGGCCGGCCTCATCGGGCAGATTTCAGGGAAGCAAGAGGACATTAGGAACCTCTCCAAGCTCACCTCTCGTCTCTCCGGCCTCCTTGCGGACGAGAACAAGATCAAAGCGCAGAGCATCCTTGAGGGAGCTGCGCAGCTGCGAAGAGCGGACCCCGCGGCCTTCCCCCAGCTTGTCCGCATGGCTCTCGAGAAGCGCTTCACCGAGGCCTTTAAGGAAGCCGGCGGGTTCGCCGACCCACGAGGGCCCGCCCACTTTGCCGCCTCCGTTTACGGCACGGCTGAGCAGACGGCCAAGCGAGAAAACTTCCGCGCGATGATGGCGGGCGTGGCACAAAGCTATGGGAAGAATCCCAAAGAGGTAGCTGAATTCGTCCGCGGCGCGGAGCGGACAATGGAGATCCTTGCGGCCGCGGGGAGAGGAAAGGGCGGGATCGGCGCGAGTCCAGGGATTTCCGGCGAGCTGCCCATCGAACAGATCATCGGACGAGGTGGGATCGGGATGAATCCCACGCTTCAGCTGCGAACCATCACCGGCCTGTCTAATATGGTCACGCAGAAGGCGTACAAGGAGATCCTCGATCTCTTCACCGCTGGGCCGGAAGGGATTGACAAGATTCGGTCCCTCGCCTCGTGGCAGCCTGCACGCTCGAGCCTTGTCCGCGCGACCGGCGCCGTTGCTGGAACGGAATTGGAGAAAGGAAAGTAAGATGCCCTTCAATGGCTCAGGAACCTATTCGCCGCCGAGTGCCGACTTTCCGGCAGTAAGCGGGACGACCATCCAGGCGAGCAAGTTCAACAACGTCGTTAATGACATTGCGAACGCGCTTACCGGTTCCATCCAGCGCAACGGGGAGGTCGTTCCGACTGCGAACCAGCCGATGGGCGGGTACAGGCACACGAACGTCGCCAACGCGTCGAATCGAAACGAATACGCTGCGGTGGGGCAAATACAGGATGGTGCTTACATCTGGGCAGGCACCGC